GTCTTGATCTGATTGCCTCTTGGAGCGATTCAAGAGGCAAGTCAGATGATTATTAGATAATCTAAAGCTTATGTTCAAACTATCCGAAGAGTATAAAGCCATCAATCTTCTTGAAAACACGCTTATCATTGCAGATAAAAGTGCGCCGGGAGTAAGTGTCGAAGTATATGAAGACGATGCACTAGCGATCCTCACCACAGGTGACATCACTAGCACAAACTGTACCTTTGCAGTGAATATTCAAAGCTCTACGATTGTCGGTGGAATCTACACCACGATCGCAAGCTTTACTACATTGCAGGTCACAGACGATAAGAAAATTGCAGCGATACCAGTCGCTATCGATGGAGACAATAAGGTGCTACGTGTAAACGTGGACACTACTCCGGGAGTAGCTGCTACAGTGTCGGGCCAAATGGGAGTCGTCCTACTTGTTCGACCTACAGTTGCAGAAGACGGAATCAATTCCGCAACGGCTGCCTAGTCTTAGAGCGCATCACCGCGAGATGGTGCGCTTTATAGAGCAGGCAATCTGCTTATTAAAAATTAATTTATTCTCATGGCAAAAAAAGCAATCGTAAATAACTGGTGTGGCGGAAAAGAATTCATCGCCGGTCAAATTTATTCAGACAAGGAATGTGAAGGAATGGATCCTCGCGATTTTCAATCTATCTCTGTAGATGTAAAAGAGGAAGCACCAGTAGAGGAAGCACCAGTAAAACGAAAGGGGCGCCCTGCAAAAGCAAAGTAATATGAAATCATAAAAATTAATTAGCTTTTAATAATACAAAACAATTATATCACAGCATATATGCTGTTAAGTTTTGCTAGTGTGAATTGCCCGACGTAGCCGGTCGGCGCAGAGAGTCCGGATGGCAAAAGTATTTCGTCTTTGTATTTGAGCTGAAAAGATTTGACACCTGCAAGAGTGATTGATCCGAAGTATCCGGTGAATGCCTGCGTAGTAGGGAAGCATCCTTCGAGTTTGAGCGCGTGCTGTAGTGCCACTACATCTGGACCGGACATTCCTTTCTTGAGAATGTTTTTGAAGTGATATCTGAAAGTATCTACTACAGGCACAGAGGCTACTACTACGCGCAATTCGTTTATTAAAGGAAGCCATTCGTCAGCATACTCCCATCCTCGGCCGTTATTCGCCCAATCTTTTGACCAGTGATTGAGCCAGTAGATCCGTATGCGACCGGTGCCGGGCTCTTCGTCGTAGCCATATAAAAATTCCTCATGGCCTCCTGTGACTGTTTTTGGCACTCGGATAGGCAGCAGTTTCGCCGGATCCCATGTAGATGTCCCGTTTACATCCGTCCAGTAGGTATTTCCCATCCTTCGAAGAATCATCACTCCGCCCTTATTTGCTTTTGCGTAATTGATTGCCTTCTTGATTCCTTCGATTGATACCGGCTCCGCAAAGTCTGCACCCGATCTTCGCTTGAGTGCATCTGCAAATGCCTGCTGTGGGATATTCATAAGGCTGCGATGATAGCAGAATTCGTCAGCGCTTAGGTTTATATTGTTAGGGCAGTATTTGGCTAGAGGCACTCCGTATGTCCTTATGATCTTGGCCACAAGGGAGGGGTACGTGCCGTCGTCTGCGCCTGTGGTGCGCCACCACTGCTCATATCCCGATGTACCCTCTAAAGACTTCGCTAGAGCGTACACAAAGCGCCACGAGAGCTCATTTTCGGTGTCAGGATTGTGTTTTACCCCTGTTGTAAGGTATATGATCTGCCGGACCACCTCTTCTGCGGTATTACCTACACATGACCCTCTCTGGCCCTGCATCGCAGGAATCATCCATTCTTGATCTATGAAACAGCTCGTAGGATAGGCCGTAGGAGCTCCAGCAGAGGCAAGAGTCCAGTCGCGATCATCCTTTGGAGAATCAAGAGCGCCTGTATTTAATTTAAAATCCATATATTTTTATTTTACCCCTACATTAGCAAGCCATTTTAAAAATTCAAATACTATTGTAGCACCTGCGCCCCACGTTGCACCAGTAATTCTTGCCCTCTTATTCGCCTCTTCTTTTGCTCCTTGATCCTTTGATCTTGATTGCTTTAGATCCTCTATTTGATCCTCGAGGCCTGTCATTTGTGCGACGAGCTCCTTTCGAAGATTCTCTCTATGAGCATCCTGCTCCTTACCTAGATTGTTTACAGCATTTTTGGTATTTTCGATGTCTCTGGTGAAATTCCCAAAGCCTGTAGTGATCTGTGTAATGAGCGCCGTCATTCCTCCTTTCAATTCGCCAAGCTGCTGATATATGCTTTTTGCGTCTTGATTATCCATGTCCATTATGCCTCTTTAGGAATTAATGCTTCAACAGTCTCTTTTAAAGTCTCGAAGTATTCAAAATCACTAGAATTGAATCCGTCCTTATTCAATTCTTCAACACGCGCAATTTCTTTTGAAAGAATTCCGCTTACAACAGGTATATCTCTCTCATTTGATGGTAGTACGTCAATAACCACGACTTCATTATTGAGGGCTTCCCACGCTTGATTGAGAGACTTTTTATTCTTGAGGCTATACTGATATTCGCCAGCCACCATCAAGGGCTCACCATCTGCGCTCTTATCATAATACTTTTTCTGAAGATCCTTTCTTGAATCCTCTAGGGCCTCGAGATAATTCTTCAGCACCTTGCCAAATCTGCGTCGCGCTGCGGATTCAGCATTGTCTAGCTTCAAATTGGATGTGACCGCAGAAAGGAATATGAGAAGAAAGTTTGTTATTTCAATTTTTTTCATATCAAAATATTTTTAAAATTTATAATTACTGACAGCTATCGCACTGATCATCTTCAGCAGGATCACCGAGCACAGCAGGATTCTCTGCCTTGCGCCTTTTCAGCTCTTCACATACGACTTTGTGAAGGTGCTTCAATTCTGGTATCGGTGTTTTTGATAGAGGCGTGCCGGATGGGGTAGGCGGCTCGAAAATCTTTTTTATATCCTCATAAAGAGATAGCCCTTCCATCTTATTTATCGTTTCTCCTTTGTGAAAAGAAATTAATGCAGGGAAAGTGCTTATACTGAATTGCCCATTGATACTGTCCGGCTTCGGGCCACAGAGATATTTAAAACATTTTATTTCTGGGTTCTCGAGTGCGAAAAGCTTGAATGTAGAATCCATTATTCCACATTTCCGACAGCCTTCTTTGTGAAACATAACGATCACCTGCGCCTCGCTTTTTAAAACTTCTGCTTCAAATGTATCTTTATTGACAGGTGTCATTCTTTAGGCATTAAGCTCTGCTATCCTCTTTTCTTTTTCAGCAATATTCGCAAGAATATCATCTCGCTGTTCATAGAGTGGAAAGAGTTCGTCGGATAGCTTTTTCTTTTCTGCATCTACATCAATCTTGATATAAGTATCAGATTCAATCTTGGTGTAAATATCTTTTGCTTCGTCTTTCATATATTTATTATACTATACTATTAAAATTTATCTGTCGCATACCACACGCCGGCCGACACATAATCTCCGTTGCATGTGACATCATCATCCCAGTCACACCCCGAGTTTGCCTCGCAAGTACCCTCGTCTGTGGCATCAAAATCGTGGCAACTTGAGACTGTAGCAAGAGGAACGAGTGTGACACCGGCAGCCGCCACAGAGAGGTCGTATGAGCCTGCTCCCTCTATTGTATTTGATCCGTCAGGGTAAATTGTAATCGTGTTCAGTATGCCAGCATCTACTTTTTTCAGTTTATATTCACGGAGTAGCCCTGCTGTAATCGCCGGCAATGTGACATCCACATTTCCACCATCAGCATCTATAAATACAATGGCGTGGGTATCATCTAGTGTTGTATTCGTGCTAATTAAAGTGCTTGCTCTACCGAAGCTTTTATTGGCAGTTAGATTTGAGGGAGCGTTTATTGCTCCTGCGCTAACGGCTCCGGTATGTCCGAGGATAGATGGAGAAGCTGTCATATATTTAGTAGGGGAAGCTGCTACACCACTATAAAGAGCAAAATAATCTCCACCTGTTCCGTGCATTTGCATCTCACCTGACGAAGCTACCACAATCCCTGCCACAAGGGAGCCCGATGTCGAGAATGGAATCGTTATAGCATTTCCTGTACTTATGATTCTCATTGATGGTGTGCCTGTTGTAAGGTTTTGGCTTGAGTTTGTGACTACAAATAAAGTAGGCGGAAGAAGTGCAAAATCATTGCCTAATACAACACCTGACACCTGCTTTAGAGATGTGTTATCTAGTGTAAAGCGTGAAGTGTTTGAAGGAGTAAATGTGACATCTCCCGATGCTGACGTTGCCACAAATCTTTGCGTGTAAGTATCAGCGCTAGTTCGGGCTGTGAGTGTGACTCCGCCCATAGAAGGCGTCACAGTGCCTACTGTCATTACAGGTATTGTGTAGGTAAATTCATAAACACGCCCTATTTGGAAAGTCTTCCCCTGTGTCAGAGGTGTTGTGCCGTTTGAGGAGTGTTCGGCCACAGTACCGCCAGTATTGGCCCATCCGCTTGATGTGAGATTTGTCCAGCTACTTGTGCCCGTGAAGCCGGCATTCGCCATCAGTTCTGATCCGAGAGTCACGCCTATATTCAGTCGCTTGGAGCTGTTATTCCAAAAGAAATTAGTGTTGTCTTGCGATAATATTCCGGCCGTGCCAGCAAAAAATACGGATCCTGCTGTCATTGCAGAAAATACAGGAGCTAGGGTAAACGTCTGCGTCGCGCTCCATATGTTTCCGTGCGCGAGATTGATTATGGCGTCTGATCCTGCGATCGTAAGCGAGCCGTCAGAGCTTGTGATAGTGCCACCACTACTTGTCGCGCCTCCGCCCGATGGAGATCCTCCGCCGGCGATCACGACAGTCTGTATAAAATTCTCGAGGCCCTTGATAGCCTTCGCATCTAGGCGCTGTGAGCCAGTGAGAGACTCGAGCTTCTGCACAATCTGCTGCGCCGTCAATTCTTTAGGGCCACTAGAGGCTATCTTCTCGTAGATTTCTTTTGTAAGGGTTTTTATTTCAGCTTTGATTTCTTTATGGCGCTTCTCGATCATGCCGTCAGCCAGAGTCTTCACAGTAGAATAATCAATGACGCCATCTTTGCCTTTCAATTCCTCTTTCGTGGGAATATATGATTTTACTTCTGCGACTATCTCGCGAATGTCTTGCCTCGTAAAATATTCTTTACCTTTTTTCGGTAGACGATTAATAATAAAGGCTTCGATAGTCTTTTTGCTGTGATAGTCCTTATCTGCGACAGGCGTGTAGCCGGGCGCTCCTTCGTCGCCCTTCTCCCCTTTAAATATCACGCCTTTGATTTCATTTTCGCCTAGAAAATCTTTCGGCTTGTCGGCAATTTCATTACGAAGTCCGATAAGATATGGGACAATTTCTGTCTTTATTAAGTTTTTTATTTCTTTTTTGTCCATGCTTAATCTTCAAACACCGCCACGACAGAGCACTTGCAATTCGGATGATTCGGCGGCTGTGTCTCGCCAGATGGGAATGCTTTGCCGATGTCGCGGATCTCTCCGTCATTGTCTTGGCATATTTCCGCTTCGCCTCCATTCACTGTCACCCATTCGAGCTTCGTGATGCCGGCCTGCTTGTAGCCTTGGATAGCGCCTTCATTGAGCGCGCTTGATACCTCCGTGCGCGCGATGCGCTCTACACGATATGCTTCCGCATCCTTGTATACGTCAGTAATCCTTTGAGAGATTTGATCGAAGCCCTCAGCAGCATCTATACCTTCCTTGATTGAGGCAAGAAGTGCCTCGCGTGTAGTGATATTGATCGTTTCAGCAAAGAATTTTGACCTCTCCTGTATGAATTTTGCACTGTCAGCATGATTGATATTGAAGTCTCCGCCTGTTTGAGCGTCCGCCATCTCCCCTCCTTCCTTCAAAAAGAGTCTAATGTAAGGCGTAATCAGTGATATTCCTGTAGTTATAGCGCGCTTGTCATTGAAAAGGATATCGTCTATACCCTTGAATCGATACTCTTTAGGCTGCAATCCTTTCACTTCCTCTTTCAAATTGTCTTGTACTTCCTCTTCTTGATCCTTGAAGTATTTAGAGACATCCTTCATTAAAGCCTTCTCATTCTTATCGAAGCGCTTTACGAAGAGCTCTATGTAGACATTCTTGAGCGCCGTGCTCAAACGTCTCATTTCTTTTTTCTTTGGGAGCTTGGCTATGAACATATCCACAGCTTTATCCACAGGGGAAGCTTTTACATCCTTCACTGTTACAGGTTTTGCCTCTATTTTCTTGACTACAGGGGCCGTGTCTACCGGAGAATCTCCGAATGGAGCGTAGAATACGTCGCCATTCTCTGTCGGCTCTAAGCCCTCGCGTCGCCTTATATCATTTCTTGAGAGCCACTTATTCATTCCATTGGTATACTCCGTGATCGTAGCAAGCCTGTCTTCCGGGATAGGATTTACGAATTCAATCTTCTTGTTTTTATCTGTCTCAAATTCAGAAAGCAGATATTCATTTAGAGTCGTCACGAATCGCTCCATGAGAGGCCTTACTGTACGCTTTGCAAAGACATAATCAGACGCCTCGGCATTCGCACGATTCACGTCGTCTGTGATTGCGACGACAGTCTTAGGTGTTCGGAAGATTGAGAGGATCTCATCTCGAGAGAATGTACGCTGTGCGACGAAATCCATATCTTTTTGAGTCTTCGATATATCCTGCCACTTCGTACCATTCTCAAGCAGGGCCATCTTGCCGGTCTTTGATGCACCTCTGAATTCTTGATCCCATTGAGTCTTCAGTCTCTTGAATTGCTCATCGCCCATCACCTGCTCTGTTGTAAGAATTCCATCTGGCTTTGCAGAATTTTTAAAGAAAGAATAATTCCAGTTGCGCGCTTCATTGTCTGTCTCGATGGCCCACAGTGCCGCTTCCACTACTCCCATCCCTTTGTGCGGATTCGGATATTTAGCAGTAGCATTGAAATTTTTAAAGTGAAGTATTTCATTCGTAGCGAAAGGAATCTTTTCTTTTGCGTTCGCATAGACATAACCTTCCACTTTTATAGGATTGGCTTTGTCAGTGATGATATGCATCTTATCCGGGGAGATGAGATATATCTCCCTGATCTTTCCTTTGCCGTCATTGTCGCGCGCGAGATACCAGTATGCATTACCACATAGATCAAGGAATGCTTGAGTGGCGAAGAAAAGCTCGTAGCGCGTAGTGGTAGGATTGACATCATTCAAAAGATCGAAGAGTGGAGACTGCTCTGTCTTCTCTCCTGTCTTCTCATTCTCAATGTAAAGCTCAATCGACGCAATCTCTTCGGCCCTGGCATTGATACAGGCGTATACCCAATTTTTATATTCCTTTAAATAATTCTCATCACCTTTGCTTGATGGCAGATAGAATCGTGTGTTATTAATAAGCTCGCTTATAATCGGTAGCTTGACTGTCTTCTCTACTACTCTCCGCGTAAAATTTTTTAAAAAGGGAATTTCCATATGTGTAATTATTATATACTAATTCATTTAAAAGACTCTAATTGATGGCTGCCTTGCCATATTCGTAAGGTAGCTGTGTATGCCGTAGCGCATCGCACACATAGCATCGTCATTAAGCATGACCGGCTCATCGAGTACCTTGCCGTCAGCCGTTGTCTTCCATGAGTATATCTTTGATTCTCTAAGAATGTTTAAGCTGCGCTTTGTGATGTATATCTTCTTCGACTTGATCGTGTCTATTCCCTTCTCTACGTCTTTGTTCGAATTATGCGCATTGTACCCGGCGCGCTTGATCTCCTCTATTCTAGCAGGCTCGGCATGATCGCAAAATAAAAATTTATTCTTGTTTATATTTAGATCCGGAAAGTCACTCTCTGCGAGCCCTATCTTTTTAGCATTCTCCTTTTCCTCATTCGTCATATTCTGCCAGTTTTTCATCTTCCATATGAGAACGCTGTTAGTAAGCCCGGATGCATAGATTTTTTCATCTATATAAAAAGCATCATCACTCTCTCTGATTTCCACCAGTGCTGTAGGGTGATTGAATCCGAAGTCGAGGCCGTAGAATTGATCCCTAAAATTTTCCGGCATCTCATCAATAAGCTCAAAATGCGTATAGATCCTGGCTTCAGCAATTCCTCTGATACCAAGGCCGTAGATCTTCCATAGATTCGGATCAGTGTCTTTGAGGCGCTCGATCTCTAAAATCACCTCGCGCTCGAGGAATGGATTATCTTGATATGTCGAATGGATGATCACTACATCATCGCGCGTCTTCACCTTCTCCTCGATCCAGTGATCATCTTCGTGTGAAGGGTTATAGTCGAGAAAAATCTGCTTCGTCGTACGAATCGCGAGCTGTGTAAAGTCTTGATAATTCAATTCGTTTGCTTCATTGCAGTGCAAATAATCTCGCTTCCTTCCTTTCACCTTGTCAAAATTGTCTACTGAAATAAATTCGATTTCAGATACCGACGTGCGGAATGTATCTTCATCATCGGGATTTTGTTTTATGTTTTTTATTTTGCGCGTGACAGCATAAGTGTGATCAGATTTATTGTGACAGCTTGGATTATATAAATTCTGCTCATTTAAAATTTGAAGGAAATCTTTGTAGGCCGTTGCTTTGAGGGCAGGGAGCGTCTTACGCGTCACAGTGATCACTATATTTTCTTCAGAGAAAAGCTTCCCTACCCACATCTGCATGAGAGAATAAGTCTTCGCTGATCGTGAAGATCCTTCGTTTATAGTGATACGCCATTTAGATAGCGCATTCTGCTGCAGTAGCCACGTGGCTTTAATCTTCTTTTTTACCGGTTCGAGGAGCATTTACAATTTCAAAAGTTATCTCGGCCAGTGGGGCATCTTCAAAGCCCACATTATTTTTTGCGATTGACGTCGCCTCTCCTAGCTCTGTCTTGAGGATTTCCCATGCTACTTTTATTTCTTTATAAAATGGAAGGTTCTCGACGATCACCGGATTGCCGTCTTTATCAAATACCTGCATACCGCTTTTGTTATATACGAATACATTTCTTGATTCGAGAATTCTTAATGCCTGCTCGATCGCGCGCGTCTTGCCGTCCTTGAGCTGTGCCATCACTTCGACAGCGCGTTTCCTGCGTACCTCTACATACTTATCCACGAATTTATACTTGTGCTTGTAGAAGTGGAGCTGATTATAAGATTTAAAAAGCACGTCTTTATCGAGAATCATCTGATTTACATTCCCGGCCCACTTCTCATATTGTGCGAATAATAGATCCTGTTCCTCTTGAGTAAGCTCTCTATATTCTTCAGTAGTATTCTTTTTAGTGCCTCTCGCCATGACACATATTATACAATCATTTCCCCTTACTCTCAATCCTTTCGAGTAGCACCTTTATTTCTTCGAGCAATTCATATGTCCCTTTACTATAATTGAAGCTCTTGATTCCGTAGTGAGATCCGAATTTCACTCCAAGCCACTCTTTAATTTTAGATACATAGTGCACAGTGAAATACCCTGTCATTGTAAGAATGATGATAGAGGGCAGCGTCATGGCTACCATCCAGAAGGGATTTGTGAGCTTCAGTGTTAGATATATAGCGACAATTCCGAGAAAAAGATTTCTGAATTCATTGAGAATAGCGAGGCCATTGGAGAGATAAAAATAGTACCGGATCATTCGATTCTTTGCTCCTAGTAAGTACGGCTTCTCATCTTCTTGCATAGCTCTAATTGTATCACAAATGGCAAAATAGGGCTAAAAAGAGGGGATAAGTCCACGATACCTAGCCCGTCCCGATACCTATCGTGACAGGGTGTCGGGGCGGTTTTTACGTTGTGGTTGAGCCACAGAATGGGGATTTTGAGGGGTAGTCACGATACCACTATACCTACTCCCACACTTTCCCCATATCTCTCTATTATCCTCTCCCCCTCTAGCTTCTTCTATTATATATATCCCTTTATATATATATAGGTATAGTAAGGTATAGGGAGTAGAGAATACGGCTCAACAGAGCCATATTTTGACACGCCACCTCACAATGACTCCCGACTCTCCACGTCACCTCTCCTTTCGGGCTTATCCACTCATTATCCCCATCTTTTATTTGCAATATTGTCGCAAGCAATTATAATGATTGAGTAATGTCAAAATTGTATGAGACTAAATAATTTATCATTCAAAACGATCAGCGCGTGCCCTTCAATGGGCCGGTCCATACAAACCGCGACGCGCGCTGATCTTTTTGGGTTGTAAATTTTATAAAAAATGAAAGCGTCGCCGATCTTAAAACAAGCACTTCAATATTCCATGCTCTTGGGATATTCTGTGATTCCTGTAGGGAAAGATAAGCGGCCAATCATAAAATCGTGGAGAGAATACCAGGAGAGAATCGCCACTGAAGACGAAATAAAAAAGTGGTGGAAGACATTCCCCTCTGCAAACGTCGCAATCATTACAGGAAAAATCTCCGGTATCACAGTGATTGATGTAGACACTCACAAAGGCGGATCTCCTACACCATTCCCTCCTACTCATACAATAAAAACCGGCAACGGCGGAATTCAGCTCTATTACAAATACGCGCCAGGCCTTACAGTAAGTGCGAATGCCTACCCACAATTTCCTCATATCGACATCAGAAATGACGGCGGATATGTTGTAGCGCCTCCCTCAATCATCACGCCGACAGTCGAAGGCGCCGATGGCAAATATGAAATCACAAATAATCTAGGCGATCTACCAGACTTTCCGTCGCACCTCTTTCCGCCAACAAAAAAGAAGCCGGGCAAATACAAGCTCAATGTCGGCTCCGGATCCCGGAATAATGATATGGCGTCTACTATCGGCACGATCCTTCTTCCATTAAAGGAGCACGAATTCGAAAAAGACGGATGGCAAGCAGTACAAGCAATCAATGCGACGTACAAACCGCCTCTTCCAGAGGATGAGCTCCGCACTACATTTGAGAGTATTGCTAAAAAAGAGCTCGGCCGGCGCGTAAAGGCCGAAATAAAAGAAGAAGCGATTGAGGAAATCAATTTGATGTATGTGACGAAGTGGACATCGAAGGGTCCTACAAAAGCCTATCCTATGAATCTTGAGAATATGTGTCGCATACTGCGCACTCATTCAAAATTCAAAAACCGGCTCCGCTACGATCTTTGGAAAAATGTTTTTGAAATAAAAAGGATTTCAAAGGGCGATGCATGGAAGCAGCTCGAAGATGCAGACGTGCTCGATCTTCAAGCCGAGATTTCTATGACATTTGAATTCTTTCAAAAGATCGGCAAAGACACAGTGTATGACGCCATTATTAAAGTTGGCAAGGAGAATGTTGTAGATACAGCTATCGATTATTTCAAGGCTCTAAAATGGGATGAGACACCTCGCCTAGCGACATGGCTCTCTCGAACCTACGGCACTCCGGATGATGTTTATCACAAGGCTGTCGGCCTTAATTGGATGAAGGGCATCGCTAAGAGAATATGCGATCCGGGAAGCAAATTTGATTTTGTGCTTGTACTTGAAGGAGATCAAGGGGTCAAAAAATCCACATCGCTCGGCGTGCTCGGTGGCGATTGGCACATCGAGACGACAATGAGCACAGAGTCAAAAGATTTCTTTATGCAATTCGGTGGCAAAGCTATTATTGAATTCTCCGAGGGAGAGACGCTCTCGCGCACTGAAGTCAAAAGAATGAAAGCGATCATCACTATGCAGGTAGATAAATATCGCCCACCTTATGAGCGTGTGTCAAAAGATTTTCCGCGCCGATGTGTTTTTGCCATGACGACAAATCAGACAGAGTATCTCAAAGATGAGACAGGAAATCGCCGGTGGCTTCCTGTGAAAGTAGAAAGTGATCAAGCTGATATCGAATGGCTCAAAGAAAATCGCGATCAGCTTTTCGCAGAGGCCTATCATCGCGTCTTCACTCTAAATGAGACAGTGTGGGAATTTCCAGAGGAAGAGACAAAAGCTGCGCAGGATGCGAGGCGAGTGTCTGATCCGAATCAGCAAGTGATTTCAGAGTGGTATTTATACGAGATTGGAAAGGAGATACGCGATGCCGGCGTCACCATTTATCAAGTCTACAAAGATTGCCTCCATCGTGGATTCGTCTCACGGCCTATGGCGAAGTGGGAAGAGATGCAGATTGCTAATGTCCTCAAAGATGATTTGAAGCTTCTCAAAAAAGACACTATACGAGATGGTGTCAGAGCTACGCGTTGGATGCCTAGCACCTATACACCGGATGATTTAAAGCAAAAAGAGGCTATTGATATTGTGATGGAGAATTATATAAAATAGTTATCCACACAGCACTTGCTTGCCGTACGCAAATAGGCTATTATTTATATATGAATCTCTACGCGCACCAAAAAAAAATAGTAGAAGAAAATAAAGAGCGCGTCGGTATCTTCACCGGCACCGGCACAGGCAAGACGAAGACAGCACTTCTCCTTGCTCAAGGAAGGACTCTTGTCATTTGCCCGAAGACACAGCGCGAGGATCGTAATTGGGAGAGAGAATATGCAAGGGTCCCAAACAGAGCAATCGTATCACTCAAAGTTGTCTCAAAAGAAGAATTCCGTCGCGATTGGGATAAGTTGCCACCTTGCGATACTTTAATCATAGATGAATGCCATACAGCCCTCGGTGCCACGCCAAACGTCGTCTGGCGCAAAGGAATACCGAAACCTAAGACATCACAGCTCTTTGAGGCCCTCGAGGCCTACACAGCCAAACACAGGCCAAAGAGGGTATATCCATGCACCGCTACCATCACGAAAAGCCCTATGACAGTGTGGGCCTGTGCTCGGCTTTTAGGTAGATCGTGGAATTTCTACGATTTCCGGGATGTTTTCTACTTCAAATTGCCGATGCCGGGACGCGAAGTGTTTACTGCAAAGACCGATAGTGCGACAAAAGATCGCCTTGCAAAAGCAGTGCGAGGCCTAGGGTATACCGGCAAGCTCTCTGATTTCTTTGATGTGCCCGAGCAGAATTTTAAAAATGAATGGGTAGATCTTACGGCAGTGCAGGAGAAAGCAATCAGAGCTTTACCTCTCGAGTACCCGGACCCGATTGTGCTGCTAGGTAAAAAGCTTCAAGTAGAAAATGGGATTCTTAATGGTGACGAATTCAATGCACCGCAAATTTTTGACAACAAAAAAATTGAGAAGTTACTCGATTACGCCGTAGAATTTCCGCGCATGATTATTTTCTCGAGATATATTTTGCAGATCGATCAGATCAAGAAGGCGCTCGAGAAAGCCGGTAAGACTGTCTACATAATGATCGGTGACACAAAAAATCGCGGAGAAATTATTAAAGAATTGAGTCAGCTCGACGAATATGTATTTATCGTGAGCGCGCAGATCTCGGCCGGATGGGAGCTGCCGGAGTGCGAAGTCATGGTATTCGCCTCTCGCACCTATTCGATTGTGGATCTCGAGCAGTCATGGGGCCGTATACACCGGGCGAATCGTCTCAAAAAAAATCTCTACATCAATCTCATTGCGCGCGGAGGCATCGATGCTGCAGTGAATGATTCATTAGAAAATAAGA